GCGCCGGTTGGGGGCCCGATGGCGTCCAAGCCGCCCGCAAAGATGCGCTGACGTACTACCATCAGCGGCCACGCGGCGACGAAGTTACGGGCCGCTCCACCGTCGTCTCAGGCGATGTCTCCGCCATGGTCGACGCCAATCTGGCGCAAATGATGGAAGCCTACACCACGAGCAACGTCGCGGAGTTCGATCCCACGGGCGAAGAAGACGAAGATCAATGCCAACTCGAAACGGACACCGTCGTCCATTTCACGCTCCGTCAATCGGATGGCTTCGTGCAACTCGCGACCGCCATCAAGGATGCGCTACTCCAACGTGTCGGAGTGATAAAGTCGTGGTGTGAAGAGAAGCAAGTCGCCAAGCTCTACACATTCGACAATGTCCCGGACGAAGAGACGCTCGCCGTCGTGCTCGACGCGCTCGGCGAAGAGTCCGAACTCGTCAACTATCAAGACGGGACGGCCGTCGTGCGCGTGCTCGTCGCTAAAACGGTCTATCGCAATGCGGCCGTCGCGCCGGAGAATTTCTTCTATGGCGCCGAAGAGTGGGATTACAACTTGCAAAACATTCCGTTTTGCGCGGAGCGCCACGTCGAGCAGCGCTTCGAGTTGTACAAGCGTTTCAAGAAAGAGGATGTCGACCGCCTCACTCCGTTTGCGGGCGGCACGAGCGGGCGCCCGGATGCCGAAGCGCGCAATCCGAGCGGCTTCACGACTCCACCCAACAACTTCGAGAACAAAGGCTATGAGCGCATCGAGTGGCTCGAGTGCTATTGCCTTCTCGACACCGACGGCGACGGCATTCCCGAGCGCCACATGGTCGCTTACGTTTGGAACGACAATGCGCTTCTGACGCCAAAGCCCGAGCCGCGCACCATCGTTCCCTACGCCATGGGGACAACGATGCTCGCGCCGCATCGGCTCACGGGCCTGAGCCAGTACGACAAGCTCCGCCAGATTCAGGACGAGTCTACGGGCATGAAACGCGCCCGCGACGACAACGTGAACGCCGTCACGATGAATCGGACCGCGTCGCTCGACGGTGTCGTGAATCGCGACGACATGAGCAACGGCCGCGTCAATGGCGACATTCGCGTAACGGCCGATCAAGGCATTACCGATGTGCGCCAAGCCATCATGGCATTCCCCGTGCCGGACAACTCTGCGAACATCCTCCAGAATCTGGAGTCGCTCAAGCGCGAGCGCACGGAACTGGGCGGCGCCGCCCTCGAACTGGCGAGCGGCAGTATGCAAATCGGCGGCGACCGCATGGGCTCGCAAGGGCTCGACCGAGCCTATAGCGTCATGGAGTCGCTGTCGGCGCTCATGATGAAGATGATGGCCGCAACACTCGTGCGCAATCTCTTTCTCGTCGCGCACGCCACGCTCCGCGAGCACTACACGCAGCCCGTGAACATCAAGCGCAACGGCCGTTGGTATTCGCCCGTCCCCGCGCAATGGTCCGAGCGCGACGCGGTGACGGTGAAGCTCGGACAATCTCCAGGCGAACGGCAACGGCTCGCGGCGGCGCTCCGTCAGATCATTCAAGATCAAATTTTCCTGGTTGAGAAAGGCATGGAAGGAGTGCTCGTCGACGCGGAGCGCTTCTATCGCGCCTACATGGATTGGGCGCGCGTCTCGGATGTCCCCGTCCCCGAGCAATACTACATTGATCCCGCGAGCGAACCGGCGCAAACTACTCTGCAACGCAAAGCCGAAGCCGCCCAGATGGAAGCCGACAAGCGCGACAACTTACTGCAACAAGCCGTTTCGCTTCGTAAGGTCGAAGTCGCCACGCCGAAGTATCAGAGCGACCAGGAAACGGCCTACAAGTACTGGGCCAAAACCATTGACGCGGAAATTGAAGAGGCGCGGCTCACGAGCGGCGCCGTGACGCAGTTATTGACTCACCGTGGGAAGAAGAATGAAGCCGCTAACCGCAACGCAGAAGGAGTATCTAAGAGCGCTGGCGCGAAGTGAATTCGTGACCGAGCTACTCAAGGCACTCGAAGATGATGCAACCGTGACATGGCAACGCTCGGACACGAAGGAAAAGCGCGAGGACGCGTGGCAACTGTCACGCGCGATCCGCAAGCTCGGCAACCGTTTCGATTCACTATTCAAAGAGGCTGAAAAACCGTGATGGACGAAAAGCAACCGCAGGACAAAGGCGCCGCCGACGATGCCCAAGGCATGGCGGACTTTCTCACCGCACTCGGCGGAGACGTGACCGGGCTCAAGATCGAAGAGCCCGTCGCGGACACTGTCGACGATGCGCCGCCGAGCGACGAGTCGGCATCGACGACGGGTAAGAAGCCCGCGCTCAAGCCGAAGAAGCTCAAGGAGTTGAGCACTTACGCGAAGCTCTCCGACGACGAGTTGTACGCCATCGAAGTCCCTTCGAGCCTCGAAGGCGCCGAGCCGTACACCATCGGCAAGTTGAAAGACTTAGCGGCCGAGCACGACGAATTCAAGCTCAATGGCTTGCGCCGCGATCAACAATTCCGCGAGACGGAGTCGAAGCTCCTTCGCGCCGAGCAAGAACTGCGCGAGCTATTCGCGGCACTCCCGAAGGACGCTGTCAAGGCGCTCGACGGGGTCCGCGAGAAGCTCACGCAAACCGAAGCGAAAGAACGCCAACGAGTGTTGGAAGTTATTCCCGCATGGCAGGATCGAGAGACCCGGCTCTCCGAGTTGGGAGCCATGGTCGAGCATCTCAAAGATAACGGCTTCCCGGAGTCGTTTCTTCAGAGCGTGCTCGATCATCGCGTCATGCGCTACATCCGCAACAACATGGTTCGCGATGCGCGCATCAAGCAAGCACTTGAGAAAGTGAAGGCGCGCAAGCCCACCACTCCACCGAAGGGAGTGCAGCGGGAATCCACGCGGGCGCCGTCGAGTGGCCGCACGCAACCACGCGGTCACGCGCAACGGCAAATCGACAACTTCGAAAACGTCCTTCTTTCCAACACTCAAAGGAACTAAACAACCATGGCTTTTCCAGCAGATGCACTAGATGTCGTCGACCTGCGAGCACTCGCGGACGGCGGTCTAGTTCTCGAAGATGTCTACCGCAAAGTCTTCTTTTTGCAGACGGCGGCAGATACCCCCTTCACCAATCTCGTCGGAGTTGGTCAATGCCAGTCGGACAAAACCGAGTGGGCGTTTGACAACATCGCGGCGCCGTCGCTTACCAACAAGCAAGTGGCGGGCTCGCGGCCGACGACGTTCATTGCCGCCACGGGTAGCCGTGTCACGGCGCGGGCGCAGATTTTCCGCAAGGCCATCTCCGTCTCCAGCACGGCGCAAGCGTCGCAACTCGCGGGCAATATCGCCCCGCTCGCGTACGAAACGGACAAGGCGCTCAAGGCACTCCGCCAGGACGTGGAAGCCAACTTCGTCTCGAATCTTGCGGGCGTCATCGGCGACAACAACGCCACGGCGCAGCAGTCCGCCGGCTTTTCGAGTTGGGTCATTACCAATGACTCGCTCGGCGCCACGGGCACCGCGACGGGTTACAACAATGCCACGCACATTGTTGACGCTCCGACGTTCGGCACGGCGCGGGCGCTGTCGTGGGCATTCGTCACGGGCTTGTTGCTCGGCATCTTCAACTCGTTCGGCAACGTGCGCTATCTGATGTCGACACCGGCCATGATCCAGAAGATCAACCAAAAGATCGTGGATGCCACCATCAAAGTCGCCACTCCGCAAGCGAACGTGACGGGCAATGCGCCGGCCGACCAAGTCGGGCAGGGCTATTTCACGGGCGTGATTTCGGACTTCGGCTTTATGCTGACATTCGTACCGAACCGCACGCAGCAGACCTACAACTCCGGTAAGGTCGACGTGTTTTTGATCGACCCGGATTTCGTCGACGCGGGCTATCACGAAGGCTACAGCATCGTCGATCTTGGCCGACAGTCCGGCCTGTCGACCGAGCGCGATATCACGGTGAGCGCTACCGTGATGCCGCGACGCGAAGCTGCTCACGGAGTCGTGCGCGACATCGACCCAACCTTGGCCGTTACCGCCTAGTCTGCTCACGGTCAGACGACAGCAAGCGAGGTCCCCGCGCGTCGTACGGGGACACTGGCGAAGAAGGAAGAAGAAAGTGCGACCGAAGACGCGTGAATTGCTTCAACTCCTCGCGGAGTTCCTCTTGCGATTCTGGCGCGAGCGGAGAAAGTGATGTCGCTCCAATCTCATAGTCGTATTCCCTACATGGCGCCCGCCACCGTCGCGCGCATCAATGAGGAACTACGCAAAGAGCGCTCGAACATGGCGCTCCCGGACCACTCCGGGCATGTGGCGTTTCAGATGGACGCCTATGCCTACTGGTACTGGACCACAAAAATTCCCGACTTGGGGTGCAGCGATGCGCAAATCTCGCGGCGCGCGTGGCTCAAGTTTCTCAACACGGAGGCCGGCGCCCGCTACAAGGTCAATCCCACCGAAGGCCGAAAGCTCCCCGGAACCGTCATGCGCAGTCGAATCGTGGTGCCCGACCGATGACACAGCAAGACGTTTGCGCGGCCATCTCCGGCATCGCGTGCGTGCTCGGTATCTCCCTCTCCGTTATCAATGCGTGGCTGATGGCGCTTTCCCTTGTCGTTTCGATTGTGGCGGGACTTGCGACGTTGCTCCCGCTGATTCGCAAAGTGTTGAAGGAATCGAAGGAGCCGGATTGCGATGAGCCTTGACTACACGACTTTGCAAACGCTGGTCCTGTCGCAGTCGAAGCGCTCCGACAAGGCGACGCAATGCCCGCAATACATTCGCTCGTGCGAGTCCATGATTAAGCGCAAGGTCCTCGCGCTCGAATCGCGCGTGACGCTCGACGAGTCAGACCGTGCATCGGAAGGCATCTATAACCTTCCGAGTAACGTGCAGGAAGTGCGGGCCGTCTATGGCTCGGTCGCCAGTCAACGCGTGCTCTTGCGCAATGTGGGACTGATGGGCCTAACTTCCCTGGCGGAGAGCGACGACTCTCTGTATTACGCCATCGTCGGTACAACGATCGAATTCCGTGGCGTGCCGGGGGCCGGCTCCGAGTTTGAGATTGTCATGCTCGGCTGGCCGGAAGCGCTCGCCACCACTCCGAGCAACGATCTATTGACCAACTTCGAAGACCTGTACGTCTTCGGCACGCTCTTTTATCTGTACAACGACACGCAAGACTTGGAGCTTGCGCAAGCGTGCTTGAGCGTCTTCGAAGACGTGGCGCGGCACTTGAACAAGCAAACGAAGCAGCGGCTCGGCAGTCCGAGCCCGCAACCGCTCTACAACTTCGGGCACATCGCGACTGGGAGAGGCTACTAGCATGGGACTCGAAACCGTCAATTACATCTCCGACTTGGTCATCACAAATCCCGTCGGCGCCGTCGACCCGAAGAGCCAAGGCGACGACCACATCCGAAACATTAAGAAAGCGCTAAAAGCGACTTTCGGGTCATTTGTCGGCGGCGCGGTCACGCTCACGGAAGCGCAAATCAACGATGCGGCGCGCAAGAGTGCGTCGAACACGTTCACGGGGTCGCTGCAAATCTTTCAGTCGGCCGAGGTCAGGATCGACAACGTCAATTCGTTCTTGTCGCTCTACAACGGCAGCGGAACGCGACGTGGGTACTTGCAGCTTAGCGGCAATAACATCGAACTCGTCGCCGAGACGCACAACCTGACCCTGAGTGGGGCGGCGATTTCGCTCAACGGAGTAGCGTCTTCAGACTTCGCTCGTCTGTCACAGAACAACACGTTCACCGGCCCCACCCAGCGCATCTACGGCGCGAACGGCTCGGTTCGCCTTAAGGACACTGGCGGGACCGCCAACCGACGCGTGGCCGACTTCGTGATCGTTGGCAATCAGCTCCAGAGCCGGTGGCTGAACGACGCCGAAGATGCGTCCGTCGCATGGCTCACCGTAGGCCTTGAGACCGATGGTAGTGGCGCCATTAGTTTGTCCGGCGACTCGATCACGCTCAACGGCGTGAACATCACGGACTTCGCGCGCCTGTCGCAGAACAACACGTTCACGGGGGCTACGCAGACCATCAGCGCGGCGGCCGCTCCGAAACTTGTGGTTACGGATACAACTAGCTCCGTTTCGACGCTTCTTAATTCTGATGATACGTTCGGATTAGTCGGAACATCGACAGCTCATACCTTCCACTTGGTGACGGGCAATAGTTCCCGCATGTCGATTGACAGCTCAGGCAACATCGATTTCAAGACGGGGACCGTGACCGTTGGCGGCGCACTCCAAACAACGAACACAGTGACCCCCGCCGCTCTCTCCGCGTCGCAGAACGATTACGCGCCGTCGGGACATGCCAATGCCAACCTGTTCCGGCTCGATCCCAACGGCAACACGCCAGCCGTTATCACGGGACTCGCGGGCGGAGTCGCGGGCCGGCGTATCACAATCATGCGAATCGCGGGCACGTCCGGAACCATTCAATTCACGAATGAGAGTGCAAGCTCGACGGCCGCGAATCGGTTCATGGCATCGGGCGCTTCGTGGGCTTTGAGCACGACGCTCGTGGCGCTCGACTTCATCTACGATGGCACGCTTTCGCGTTGGGTGCCTATTGGCGGCATTTCGTGAGCTATCCCAAAAAGCTCTTTCGCTTCCGTCCCACGCGCGGGCTCGCGCTCGACGTGGCGCCGTGGGAAGTCGGCCCGGACTATTGGACAGCGGGCAGCAACGTCATTTTTCGCAATGGCGCGGCGCAGCGGGTCGGCAGCTCGCGCACCGTCTACAGCCAAAACACGGTCAATCCCGTGTTGCATCTCTTGAACGTCCGCGCGCCGGGCGGCATCACGGAAAGCAATTTTTGGCTTGTGTTTGGGGAGAGCGAAGTTCAGGCGCTCGAAACGTCGAACATTGACAGCATTACTGGCGCGGCACTCACCGCGATTGACAACGCGTGGGAATGGTCCGCAACGCTGCTTAATAACATTCCGTGCTTCAACAACGGTGCTGATCCTCCGCGTTACTGGGCCGGGGATGTCGGCACTCCCGCCAGCAATCTTCCGGGATGGCCGGTTGGCACGGTGTGCAAGAGTCTCGTGGCGTTCAATCATCATCTTTTCGCGCTCGACATTGACGGGCCGTCCGGGCACTTCGAATCACAAATTTTGTGGAGCGACGCGGCGGCGCCCGGAGACGTCCCCGCCACGTGGAGCGCAAGCGCGAGCAACGAAGCCGGGGATGACATCTTGGCGGAGACTCCCGGCCCGTGTCTCGTCGGTATTCCGCTCCAGGACACGCTTTTGATTTTCAAGCGCTCCAGCCTTTACGGGGTCAACTACATCGGCGGAGACGAAATTTACAAGACGCGCCTACTCGACGGCGCGCGTGGAGCCATCACACGGCGCGCGGCGGTCGATGTCGGCGGAAAAATTCTCGTCGTGACGGATGGCGACATTTGCCTAACGGACGGGACCAACTGGCAGAGCATCGCGCAGGGCCGCGTGCGCGATCATGTGTTTTCACAAATTGAGTTGAACGCTTACGAAATGCTTTTCGTGGTGCATGACCGGTCGCGTAACAAGGCACGCATCTACTATCCGACCACGGGCAACACGCTCTGCTCCGAATACGTCGAGTACGATATCGCTGAGGACACGTTCGCCGTAGTCCCCTGCATAAATGTCGAGTGCGCCGAAGTCGGAGTCGTGAACGATCTAGCGCTTGACGAAACCTGGGACGCGGACGCAGACCCGTGGGACTCTGATGCATCGGCCTGGAATGCGGCTAACTTCTCGCTCGCCGTGGAGCAAATGATCGTCGGCTTTAGCTCCGCAACACTGGAGCTTCAAAACTCCGATGAAGCCGTCACCGTCGATGCGTCGCTCTCCCGCGAGGACTTGAGCATGGGAGAGCCCGAGCGTTTCAAGTACGTCCGGCGCGTGCATGTGCGCGGAGACTTCGCCGCGCCGCTCTACGTCCGCGTGGGCGCGCGGCACTCGACTACGTCGAGCATTGAGTGGGGAGCGGAGCAAACGCTCGTGCCAGGCGAAAGCTACGTAAACGCGGACACGCTCGGGCGATTCATCTCGGTAGCGCTTCGCAGCGAAGACGACGATGTTTGGACTGTGACGGGGCTCGACAT